GCGCGATCTCTACCGTCTGGTGATGAAGTCCAAGCTTCCGGCTGCTGAGCAGTTCGAAGAATGGGTGGTGGGTCAGGTGCTGCCGACCATTCGGAAGACCGGCTCTTACACCGCCAAGGACACGAACAACTCCAAGGTCATTGGCGAACTCGCCATCCTGGAATGCTTCGATCGCCTACTGAAGCCGGCACCCTCCAGCAAAATGATGATGCTTGCGCAGATCGCCGCTAATAACGGACTGGATGCGAAATTCCTCCCTGGTTATGCCATCGACGCCGCTCCAGACGCTACCGGCGGATCTTCGATGGAAACCAAGCCCATCACCGACCTCATCAAAGAAAACGGGATAGCCAGCACAGCCACGGCCTTCAACCGCTTGTTGGCCGCCAACGGCTTTATCAAAAAGTGCCAGCGCAACAGCACCAAGCGCGGCGTCGTCGACTTCTGGTCGGTGACTGATAAGGGCCTTCGATACGGCAAGAACCTGACCAGCCCCAACAACCCCCGCGAGACAGCCCCGCACTGGTACGTCGATCGCTTCCTAGAACTTGCCGGCTTGGTCGGCAAAGGCAGCAAGTAATGGCCGGAGACTGGATAAAAATGCGAATCGATCTTCAGACGCATCCGAAAGTTTTCCGCATTGTGTCCGCATTGAAAGCGGACAGGTTGCGGGTGATTGGCGGACTGCATGTCGCTTGGAGCATCTTCGATACTCATTCTGCTGATGGCGTGCTGCTGGGCTATGACTGCAATGCGATGGACGCTGTGATCGGCTGGCCTGGGTTTACTCAGGCCATGATCGATGTGCAGTGGGCGTCTATCGATGAGGCTGGAAGCCTTGTAATGCCTCGCTTTGATGAGCACAACGGGGCAAGCGCCAAGCGCCGCGCGAACGACAATGAGAGGAAGCGCACCGCACGAAAGTCGGGAAGTGTCCGCAAAATGTCCGCAAGTGATGCGGACGAAATGCGGACCAGAGAAGAGAAGAGAAGAGAAGATCAAAACCCTCTCTCTGCGCGGGAAGCTGTCGACCCTCGTATGCCCAGCGAAATGACTCTCGACTGGCACCCGGACGACAAGCTGCTGAAAACCTACTCGGTTCACTCTGGCGTTGCGCTGGATCTGTTCACCGAAGATGCGCGCAGGGCATTCACTGCCCACTACGAGCCGCGCGGCCAGGTGAACACCCAGGCGGAGTGGGTGCAGATGCTAGTCAAGTGGGTGCTGAACGACCGAAATCGCGCAGCATCGTCGAACGTCAGGCAGTTCACGCCGCGCCAGAGCAATGAGCCCGACTTCGATAGCAATGCGTGGGCCGAAGGGCTTGTGGTGAGCCCATGAAGCCAGTCAGCCAACTGATGGCGACCATGGGAAACCTGCCGCCGTCAATTCAAGCCCAGCCGCTCCAGGTGACGCCGCAGACGGCAGAAGTGGTGAACGACCTGTTCCGCCGCCTGCGCGGGATCTTCCCGGCGTGGCGCCAGGCATGGCCATCCACCGAAGCGCTCGACGCCGCCAAGGCCGAGTGGATCAAGGAATTCGCCGATGAGGGCATCCGCACTCTGGAGCAGATCGAGTTCGGTATCCAGAAGTGCCGCAAGCTCAAGAAGCCATTCGCTCCGAGCGTGGGTGAGTTCATCGCCATGTGCGTGCCGGGCCCGGAAGACTTCGGCATGCCTTCGGTAGCCGGGGCGTGGATGGAGGCGCTGATGGAGACCTACAGCCATGAAGGCGTGAAGATCGCGGCGGTCGCAACCGGCCTGTTCGACCTGCGCGCCGCCAAGCAGGAAGACAAGGGCCTGCGCCAGCGCTTCGACCACAACTACGCGATCGTGATCCGCCGCGCCCAGGAAGGCCAGCCGCTGGACGGAAAGATCCTTGCCGGGATCGGCCACGACAGCCAGAAGACGGCCTTCGAGCTCGCCAATGAGCTGGCCGACCAACAAACCCAAGCACGAATCCTTCAGCAAGGCATCCCGGCCGACGGCAAGTCAGCCCGCGCACTGCTACTCGCGAAGTTCGGCAAGAACAAAACTCAGGAGCAACGGCCATGAAACGTGCAAACCCAGCCCAGCTACGCCAATCCCTTGAGGTGGCCCATGGTCTCGTAAAAGCCGGCGTTCGCTTCGTGTGCATGCCGGTGGTGGATGAGGCGGACGGTATGAATCTGGCCAGTCAGGCCGCCGAGCGCCTGGAGCGTATGGCAGTGATCGCAGAAGCAGGGGAGAAGCGGGCATGAGCAATCACACAAAAGAAGAATGGCTGGTAGATCGCCAGGACTACTGCATCAGCGTAGAGCGAGACGGTGAGCCGCTTGAGATAGCCACGATTGGCGCGATGGACCACAACGGCATCAAGTTCGTGATCGCCGAAGAGTCGTGGGCCAACGCCTACCTGATCCGAACTGCCCCGCAAATGCTCGCAATGCTGGAAGAGCTGATGGCCAAGGCCTACAAGCAGAACTGGAACGATCAGTACCCCGAGCTGGTAGAGCGGGCCGAGAAGGTTGTTGCGCTGGCGAAGGCTGGAACCCCGTCTGACTTTGATGATGAGGCTGAGCTATGACCGACAACGCAGAACTGAAGCGTCTGGCCGAGGCCGCACCAGAAGGCCCATGGTTTGGGCCGGAGTATGCACCGGGCACCAGCTACGTCTTCGACGTGGATCTCGGGACGCTGCTGGAATACCAAAGCATCGATACAGAAAAGGATGCATGCCTGCGCTACGTGGCCGCCGCCAACCCCGCCGCAGTCCTAGCCCTGATCGCCGAGAACGAGCGGCTACGGGCCATCCACGCTGTCGGCCCGGTCAAAGTTGCATTTGACGTGATGGACGAGCGCGACCAGCTCCGCGCCGAAATCGCCGGCCTCAAGACCGGCTACGAAGCCTACGAGCGGGTGAATGCTGAGCTGAAGGCTGAGAACGAACGTCTGCGCTCCGGCATGAAGGGCGATTACGACCTAGACGCATGGCTCGACTGGACGCGAGAAGTGGAGGCGCTGCGCAAGGCTTTTACCGAGTGCGCCGACTCCCTGCACGGCGAAATGCTCCAGAAGTTCGGCGGCCAACTGCCGGACGACATGCACCCAGTGACGCGCCGGGAGTACGACCGCGATATGGCAGAGGTGGCCGGGTATCGCGTCGCCCTTGGCCAGGGAGAGCAGTCATGAGGCGTTCAGTTGCGCTTATCGGGCTTGGATTCTCGGTAGTCGGCGGTGCGCTTGGTTTTTCTGAGCATGACGGATATGCGATTGGTGCTTTGGCTATTGCCGGCGCGATCCTTTTTGTCTCGCGGAGGGTATGGCCATGACTAAGCCCGCCAAGCCCCGCCCAATGCCCGTGTACCTGGTTCTGCGCCGCCTGGTCGATCCTGCCACCGGCAAGGAGGTTGCAGCGTTTGTGCCGTCCTCCGACGCCGACCGGTCGATCCTGCGCGAGCGTGAATTCAAGATGAACGCGAAGATCCGCGCAGACCTCAAGCAGCCGCGCAATCCACGGTTCAACGGTTTGGTCCACGGCCTGGGCCGGGTGCTGAGCCAGAATATCGACCGGTTCTCTGGCAAACAGTCCCACGACGTCATTAAGGCCCTGCAACTGGAGTCGGGCGTTTACTGCGACGAGGAAGCATTCGACATCCCTGGCCTGGGCCAACTCACCCGTAAGACGCCCCGCAGCCTTTCCTACGACTCGATGGGGGAAGAGGTGTTTCAAGACTTCTGGCGCCAGTGCTGCGCCTATCTGGTGCTGCATGACTGGCCGACGCTTACCGAAGAGCGCCTGACCGAGATGGCCGAGTTCGAAGCATTCAAGGAGGTGGCATGAAGCGCACCCCACTGCAACGCAAGACCCCGCTTACATCCGGCGGCCCACGCCGCAAACGCTGCCCAGAGTGCCGAGTGATGTTCGTGCCCTCCAGAAGCTCGCAGGCGGTGTGCGGAGAGATCGAGTGCGCCATCGCTCATGGGAAGTCGGAGAAGGGGCGAGCGATCGCCGGGAAAGCCTTGGCGGAATTAGGGCGCCGCGAGATCAAGGTCCGCAAGGAGAAGCTGAAAACCCGGGCGGATCACCTCAAAGACACGCAGCACGCTTTCAATGCCTGGATACGCGCCCGTGACGCCGGACAGCCCTGCATTAGCTGCGGGACCACAGCGGATGTTCAGTACTGCGCGGGCCACTACAGAACAACCGCCGCAAGCCCAGAGCTCCGATTCGAACCGCTCAACGTAAACCTTCAGTGCAATCGCAATTGCAACATGGGCAAGTCCGGAAACCTGCTGGGGTATCGCCCTGGCCTGATCGAGAAGATTGGCATCGAGGCTGTCGAGTGGCTGGAAGGCCCTCATGAGCCCAAGAAGTACACCGTCGAGCAACTGAAGGCGATCACCGCCGAGTACCGGGCAAAGACCAAAGAACTGAAGAGGGCTGCAGCATGATCTATCGAGACGTTATTTCCGCAGTGATCCGTGCCTTGGCGTCCGAGACGATCAACAGCGCCGGCGGTTGCGACTACACGCCAAAGGTCCAGGCCAACAAGCTGAAGGGCGAGATCGTGGGCAAGGAGGCGGCCTTCCTCACTGATTGCTGGGTTTTTGGTCGGCTTCACTCTTGCCTCGCGCCGAAACACTGGATGGCCTTGAACGCCTGCTACTCGACGCACATGGCCTCAAAGGTGGGCGCCATTGGCCGGATCGTTTCGCATGTGTCGTCACCGGCGCCGCGCCTGTTCCTGACCAAGGCAGTCACGGCTTGGGCCTATCCGCAGTTGGGTGGCGCCGAGCGCGCGCCCGCCGGGAAGGTGTCGCTAGAGATTGATGATGATGCTCCCGCCTGGAGGAAGGCAGCGGTAGCCAAGGCGCAGAAGGCGATCAACACCAAGCTGAAGCAGCGCCAGGAGGCTCCGTGCGAAGGGGTGATCATCTTGCCGGCCCATAACTACGACATGAACACCTGGGATCTGGACGGCACGCCCGAGCGCACTCGTCGTGACTGGCGCAGGAAGATTTTTAAGGGGCTGGATAAGCTGGTCAATGAGGCGCTTCTCGAAGCTGGCGAGATCCTGACCAAGGAGGGCGTCTTCTTCGGTGACCAGGATGCCGCATGAGGGCCTTGACAGGGCCTGCCGGTTCGCCGATTATGTGCCCATCCTGTCGTACTTGCGCATGTAGGTGATGCAAGCGACAAACAAACCCGGCCACTGCGCCGGGTTTTTTATTGCCTGAAATTCGCCGTCATAGCTCCAGCGGTAGAGCAGTCGCCTTGTAAGCGAATGGCCCGGGGTTCGAATCCTCGTGACGGCACCAAATTGGCGAGTAGCACAGCGGTAGTGCAATCGGCTGTTAACCGATCGGTCATTGGTTCGATCCCAATCTCGCCAGCCAGTAACAACTGCAGCCAGGGCAGCCCTCGGGAGGCCTGGACGCTGATAAGCCGGTAGTGCAGCGCTACGGAAAAGCACCGGCAGCCCGCGCGCCCTGACCTAACACGCTTTCAGGGTGGTGCGAGACCGAAACAGCGAGATCGATGCACTTGGGTGTCGACGCCGTGATGGTCTTTGGCTGGCAGCGTGGGAAGACACGCAATTGCGGGTAGCGCAGGTCGCTAGACAGCCTTCCAAGCTTTCGATCAGGGTTCGATTCCCTGTATCCGCTCCAAATCTGGCCCGAAGCATTGACGGTTGATGCGCCCGGCTCATAACCGGGGGAAGAGGGTTCAAGCCCCTACGGGCCGACCAGGCATGGGGCCTCAAGCCTCTGCGGTGTAGATCTGAGATCTCTTCAGGGAGCCAAAACAACTTGAGCAACCGAGGGGGAGTGCCTCGGTGCCTTTTCAGGGCCTCGACATTGATCGGGGCCTTTTCGTTTTCGGCCCCGCCACACCCTTCGCTCTGAGCTGGGAGTGCTGCAGGGGCTGATCTATTCGCCGCTGCTCCCCAGCGTTTGGCCGCCACCTGACGGCCTTTTTTATTCAATCATGCAACTGAGAGGTCGAGCGCATGGAATTCCTGCATCGCTTGCTCGACAAGGCCGACCTGATCCTTGCCGGGGTAGTCGGCGCCATCATCGCGAGCTGGTGGAGCAAGGACGACCTCAAGGATCTCTGGTCCTGGGTCATCTTCCTGCTGACGGGTATTGCCTGCGCCCTGTACTTGACGGGCATTGTTTGCGACCGCCTGGCTGTGACTGACCCTAGCAATGTGGCTGGTGTTGGGTTCCTTCTTGGGGCGTTCGGCGGGTCACTCCTGACCGCCATCAACCGGGCCATCAAAGCCGCCGACATCTGGGCGCTTATCCGCTCGAAGCTCGGAGGGGGTTAATTCATGAGCCTTCAAACATTGAGCACGGCTTTCGTCTCCATCATCGCCATCTGGGCGACCTGGTGCGTACTGAGCCACAAGGTGAGAGACGGTATTGTCGGCAAGATCATTTACGCGGCGATCGCTGTGTCCGGGTTTGCGATTGCTACCCGGGGCGAGACTGTGCTCCTCAGCCCCAGCGCTGCAGGCGTCACCTTCCATGGAGCTCTCGCATTGGCTGGCCTAAGACACTGGTTCGTCGCCAACCACTGGCCGCGTGTCAAGGGCTGGCTGTGCCGTCACCTGAACTGCGAGCGCTGCCTGAGCTGCGACAAGGCGCCGGGTGGTGTCGAGCGCCGAGGCAAGTAACCCGCGCCACGTTTTCGAATGCGCCAAATTGTGGCGCGAAAGGATTCACATGACCGACAAGCAACCCACTGACTGGGAGCGCATCGAGCAGCTCTACAGGGCTGGCGTGCTGTCAGTGCGAGAGATTGCTGCTACCTGTGGCGTTTCTCACACCGCAATCAATAAGCGCGCCAAAGCCGGCGGATGGGATCGAAACCTAAAGGCAAAGATCCACGCCAAGGCTGATGCACTGGTTTCCAAAGCGGAGGTTTCCACCAAGGTTTCCACGGAAACTCTGGCAACCGAGCGCGGAATCGTTGAGGCGAACGCTCAGGTCATTGCTGGAATCCGAATGGCGCACCGCACTGACATTGGCCGGGGGCGCCGGCTCGCCAACAAGCTGCTGGATGAGCTTGAGGGGTTGACCGATAACCGAGACCTGTTCGATAAACTCGGTGATCTGCTGCGCTCGGAAGACGACAACGGTCAGGACAAGCGCAACGACCTATACATGAAGGTCATAGACTTGCCGGCTCGCACCAAGACTATGAAGGAGCTCGGCGAGACGCTGAAGAACCTGATCGCCCTTGAGCGTCAGGCGTATGACCTGGGCAGCGACGGTGCCAGCCCATCAGATGCGCCCAGCTCTGCAACCAGCGACGACCCTATTGAGGCCGCCCGTATCTATCAGAAGCTCATGTCAGGCGGTTGAAATGCCCATCCCGTTTCAGTTCGACTTCAAGAACCCGGACTATGTACAGGTTTTCGAATGGCGAACTGAGCGGCTTGCGCGCATTCGACGCGACCCGACGATGCTTCCGGCCCTGCGAGCGTTCTACCGTGATAACCCTGCCCAGTTCATCATTGACTGGGGTATGACTGCCGACCCTCGCAACGTTGAGCGAGGCCTTCCTGCATCCATCCCGTTCCTGCTGTTCCCCAAGCAAGAAGAGTGGATTGAGTGGTTCATGGACCGCTGGCGCAACCAAGAGCCAGGGATCACTGAGAAGACCCGCGACATGGGCATGTCCTGGCTCACTATCGGCCTCGCTTCAACTGTTTGCATGTTCAACAGCGGCTTTGTGGTGGGCTTTGGATCCCGCAAAGAGGAGTACGTCGACAAGATTGGATCGCCTAAATCTCTGTTCGATAAGGCGCGGACGTTCATGCGGCTGCTGCCGAAAGAGTTTCGCGGCACCTGGGACGACCGTAAGCACGCGCCGCACATGCGCATCCTATTCCCGGATACCGGTTCTGTGATCACTGGAGAGTCTGGTGATGGCATTGGCCGGGGCGACCGGACCAGTTTCTACATCGTGGATGAGTCGGCGTTCCTTGAGCGTCCTCAGTTAGTCGACGCTTCGCTGTCGGCCACCACCAACTGCCGACAGGACATCAGCACGCCGAACGGTATGGGCAACTCATTCGCCCAGCGCCGACACAGCGGCAAGATCAAGGTGTTCACGTTCCACTGGCGGGATGACCCGCGCAAGGACGATGCCTGGTACGAGAAGCAGGTCAACGACCTGGACCCCGTCACCGTGGCACAAGAGATCGACATCAACTACTCGGCCTCGGTTGAGGGTGTAGTGATCCCCTCTGCCTGGGTGCAGGCGGCCATCGGCGCACACATCAAGCTGGGCATTGAGCCTTCCGGTATGCGTCGAGGCGGTCTCGACGTTGCGGATGAGGGTGTCGACAAGAATGCGTTTGCCGGTCGTCACGGTTTCCTGCTCGACTTCATCGAGTCTTGGTCCGGCAAGGGTGGCGATATCTACGCAACCGTGGTCAAGGCGTTTTCGATCTGTGATGAGCGTCGATACGAGACGTTCGACTATGACGCCGATGGTCTTGGTGCCGGGGTGCGAGGTGATGCTCGGGTAATCAACGAGTTGCGCCATACAGCCGGCACGCAGCAGATCAATGACCAGCCGTTTCGCGGCTCGGGTGGTGTACACGACCCAGAAGGACAGATGGTCAAGGAGCGCCTCAATAAGGACTTCTTTGCCAACGCCAAGGCCCAGGCCTGGTGGGCGCTTCGTATGCGGTTCCAGGCGACATACCGCGCCGTGGTCGAGGGGATGGCGTTCGATCCGGACGAGCTGATTTCGATATCGCCGGACCTGGCCGAGTTGTCGCTCCTAACTATGGAGCTTTCGCAACCCACTTACACCATCAACGCCGTGGGCAAAGTCGTCATCGACAAGGCGCCCGAAGGTACGAAATCACCCAACCTCGCCGACTCCGTGATGATCTGTTATCAGCCGGCGGCCAGGTCCATCGACATCTGGAAGAGACTCGCAGGATGAGCAGAAAACATCAGTTAAACGCTCGGGCTGCGAAGGTAAACCAGCAGACCGACGCAGCGCGAAAGTCGTTCATGACGAACGATAGTTTCCAGAACTTCACCGCGCGCGTCGGCCTTGGAACCCAGAACCAGCATAGCGACAGCAGCTACGGTTTCAACTTCGTCAGCCGCAACCGTATTCAGATGGAGGCCGTGTATCGGTCGAGTTGGCTTGCCGGCCGTGCCGTGGATTGCCGCGCCAAGGACATGACCCGCGAGGGGATCGAATTCAACTCGATTATGCCGCCGGAGGAAAAGGACAAGCTTTCGCGGGCATTTGAACGCCTGCAGATCTGGAAGTCACTTGGCGACAACGAAAAGTGGTCGCGGCTCTATGGTGGGTCCATCGCTGTGATGCTCATCGATGGCCAGCGGCCTGAAACACCCCTGCGTCTGGATACAATCGGCCCGGGTCAATTCAAGGGGCTGCTGGTGCTCGACCGCTGGCTGGTTCAGCCGTCGCTGGAGAATCTAGTCACTGAATACGGACCGGACCTCGGCAAGCCGAAGTACTACACCGTGGTGGCCGATGCCCAGGCGCTGATCAACCAGAAGATCCACTACACCCGCGTGATCAGGCGCGAAGGCGTTGAGCTGCCTTACTGGCAGCGCATTGCTGAGAACGGCTGGGGGCAGTCTGTACTTGAGCGCCTTTGGGATCGCCTGGTAGCGTTCGATAGTGTCACGTCGGGCACCGCCCAATTGGTCTACAAAGCTCACCTGCGCACGTACAAGGTCGAGAAGCTGCGAGAGCTGATCGCCACAGGCGGACGCACCTTTGAGGCGCTCCTGAAGCAGATCGACATGATCCGTCAGTTCCAGTCCAACGAAGGGCTGACCCTTATGGACTCGACCGATGATTTCGAAACGCACCAGTACAGCTTTACCGGTCTGTCAGATGTGATCGACAAGTTCGGCGAGCAAGTCTGTGCAGCCGTTGAGACACCCGACATTATCCTGTTTGGTCAGTCCCCTGGCGGTATCAGCAACGGTGACGACACGTCGGTGCGCATCTACTACGACAGCGTAAAGGCCGATCAGGACTCATGTATGCGCGCTGGCGTTACAACCCTGTGTGACGTAGTCAGTCGATCGGAGCTTGGAAAGCCGCTGCCTGATGGCTTCGCATTCGACTTCGTTCCGCTATGGCAGCTCAGCGATTCCGAGAAAGCCGAAGTTGGTGCAAAGGATACGAATTCTGTTGTCCAGGCATTCGACTCAGGAATCGTAGATCGCGGCACTGCTCTCAAAGAGCTGCGCCAGTCCAGTAACACTACGGGGCTCTGGTCGAACATCACTGACGACGAAATCAAAGAGGCCGAAAGCGAGCCACCACCAGTCCCTGGCGAAAAGGACCTGATCGATGCGCCTAATGACCCGGGACAAAAAGCGAAACCGGAACCCGGTCAGGGCGAGTAGAGCCGAGCGGCAATACCAGTCCTCTCTGTCGCAGGTAGCGCGCCAGGTGGGAAGCATCATCAACGGCTTCCCGCCTGGTGACCCGGCTGCTGAACCTACAATCACCACCATGCTCGATCGCTACGCCGATCTGCTGAACGATTGGGCGGTGTCCACGGCAAGCAAGATGCTCGTCGAGGTCAACCAGCAGGACCGCAAGGCCTGGGCGGTGATGACCGAAAACATGTCCAAGGCGCTGCGCGACGAAATTCGCAACGCGCCGACGGGCCAGGTCATGCAGGGGTTGCTCGCCGAGCAGGTGACGTTGATCAAGAGCATCCCGCTCGACGCCGCCAAGCGCGTGCATGAACTAACGCTGCAAGGCATCGAGGACGGCACCAGGGCCAGCGAAATAGCCAAGGAAATACAGCGCTCGGGCGAAGTGTCCGAGAGCAAGGCCAAGGCGATTGCGCGCACCGAGGTATCCCGCACCGCATCGGCGCTGACTGAGGCCCGGGCCATATCGGTGGGCAGCGAGGGATACATCTGGCGGACCTCTGGTGACAGCGACGTTCGCCACTCGCACGCGGAAATGAACGGCAAGTTCGTTCGCTGGGACTCGCCCCCAACCCTGGACAAGATGACCGGCCATGCCGGGTGCTTCCCGAACTGCCGCTGCTACCCCGAACCAGTCATTCCCGAGTAACCCAACTATGAAAGTGAGAACCCAGGACGAGGCCGGGCGATGGTTTGCGCCTGAGCGCTTGAGCGCCCGGCAAAGCATGACCCCTGAAGGCTTCTTGTTGTGCCAGGCGGTACCAATCGCCCGCACCGGCACGCTCGTTTATGACGAAAGCGAACTGGTCAACGAGGACGGCCCCATTGTTCAGGGGGGCGCTGGCGGCATTGTGACCATTGAGCGTAACCCCGACGAGGTCTTCCGCGCCGAGACCATTGCCAGCTTCGAAGGCAAGCCGGTGACCATGAGTCACCCCGAAGACTTTGTGACACCCGCCAACTGGCGCGAACTGTCGATGGGTATCACCCAGAACGTGCGCCAGGGCGACGGTATTGAAAGCGACCTGATGCTGGCCGACCTGTTGATCACCGATTCGGTAGCAATCGAAGAAGTGCGCAGCGGTCTGCGGCAGGTGTCCTGCGGCTATGACGCCGATTACGAACAACTGGCGGTCGGTCGCGGCCGCCAGATGAACATCGTGGGAAACCACGTAGCCCTGGTAGAGCGTGGCCGCTGTGGCCCGCGATGTGCAATTGGAGATTCCGAAGTGGCCAAGACGACTGATGCAAAAACGAAACGTACCTGGCGCGACCGGGTAATGACCGCCTTCCGCGCGAAGGATGAAGCGGCGTTGGAAGAGGCGTTGGAAGGCGCCAAGACCGGCGATGAAGAGGAAGAAGAGGAAGGCAATGAGAGCGGCAAAGGCAAAACAGCCGATTCTGCCGCCCTCGCGTCCATCCTCAAAACGATGCGGTCCATGGACAAGCGCATGGCCGACATGGAAGCCGAGGTGAAGAAAATCACCGAGGACGACGATGGTGAGGAAGAGGAAGGCGGCGAAACTGTCGACAACCTGCTTGAGCCGGAGCCCGTCAACAAGACTCCCGAAGCGCTGGGCACGGCTTACACCGGTGACGCCGCAGTCATGACCGATCTGCGCTCCCGGGCTGAAGTCCTGGTGCCGGGTATTTCGCTCGCCGCCCGTGGCGCGAAGGTTAAAACGGCTGACCACATCTGCAGTTGCCAGCGCGCCGCACTCTCCACCGCCATGCAGACCGCCGACGGCAAGACCATCGTCGAACCCTTCCTGGTGGGCCGCGATCTGTCGAAGCTCACCGCTGACCAGGTATCGGCCGTGTTCGTTGGTGCTTCCGAGCTGGCCAAAGCCCGGAACAACAACGTCGGCACCCGCACCACCCACGTCACCAAAGACTTTGGCCGCGCTCCATTGAGCGTGGATCAAATCAACAAGGCCAACAAAGAGTTCTGGAACCCAGGCCGCAACTGAGGATTGACCCGATGAGCAATGCATTTTTGTACCGGATGCCTGCGGGTATCCCCGGCGACGTCACACGCGCCAGCCAGGCAACGATTGAACCCGTCTTCTTGAACCCGGCACTACCGTTCGCCGGCTACGGCCTGTTCGGCAAGATTGCCGCCGGCCAGTTCGTGCCTTTCGGCGCCGGTGACGCTGCTGGTGCTGAGTACGGCCTGTTCGTGCGCCCATACCCAACCACCGGGGGCGCCGCCTCCGATCCGCTCGGCACTGCGACTCCGTTCACCAAGGGCGTTGCTGACGTTCTGCGTCGCGGCTACATGACCGTGAAGCTCAATGCCGGCACCGCCGCCAAGGATGGCGCCGTGTACGTGCGCGTAGCCGCTGCCGCTGCCGGTAAGCCCATTGGCGGTATCGAAGCCGCCGCCGACAGCACCAACACCGTCGCGATCACCACCGCGTCTTTCATGGGCGCCGCCGATGCCACTGGCGTTGTCGAAATCGCTTACAACATCTAAGGGGAACGCTCGATGAGCAAGTTGATTCTTCCGCGCCATATCAAGCGCGCACACACTCGCGACGGTCTCATGACGTTTGACGCCCAGACCATCGACTCCACTGGCGTGTTCTTGGTTGGCGAGCTGGAACGGCTCGACCAGACTCTGCATGGTCCGCTGGCCACCGTAACCTGGAGCCGAGACATTCAGCTGCGTGAAGACGTCAGCATCGCGGATGAAGTGTCCAGCTTCACCAACAGCACCTTTGCTGCTGTGGGCGGCACCAGCACCACCGGCAAGGCCTGGATCGGCAAGGACTCCACCTCCATCGCTAGCCTGGCGCTGGACATCGGTAAGACGCCGAAGCCATTGACCCTGTGGGGCATGGAGCTTTCCTGGACCCTGCCTGAACTCGCCTCGGCTATGCAGCTGGGCCGCCCAGTGGACAGCCAGAAATTCACCGGCCTCCAGCTCAAGCACAACATGGATACCGATGAGCAGGTTTACATCGGTGATACCGAACTGGGTGAAACTGGCATGACCAACTCGTCGGTAGTGACCAACGTCAGTAACGCCCTGACCGGCAACTGGGGGTTGAGCACGACTTCGCCTGATTCTATCCTGGCTGACGTGAACGACCTGCTGAACAGCACTTGGGCAGCATCGGCGTTTGCGGTTTGTCCCGCAGAGCTGCGCTTGCCCCCGGTTCAGTTCAGTCAGCTGGTAAGCCGTAAGGTTTCGGACGCCGGCAACATTTCGGTGCTGGAATATCTGCGCATCAACAGCCTGACCAACGCCTTGACCGGTCGCCCACTGAACATCCAGCCCCTAAAATGGCTGACTGGCCGTGGTGCCGCTGGCAAAGATCGCATGATGGCGTACACCAACGAGAAGGACCGCATTCGCTTCCCGCTGGTGCCGCTGCAACGCACGCCGCTGGAATATCGCGGTATCCGCCAGATCACCACCTACTACGGCCGCCTGGGCGTCACCGAAGTGGTTTACCCGGAAACTGTCGGCTACCGCGACGGCATTTAACTGGAGAGCACCATGAAATTTCTCAACGTGCTCCAAAGTTTCAAGCTGAACCTGGCCGACGGCATCCGCGACTTCGAAGCCGGCCTGCAAGAGGTTGAGGACGAAATCGCTGAGCATTGGTACGTGAAGGCGAACACCGAAGAGCTGACCGCCAAGCAGGCCAAAGCCTTGCAGTCTGGTACCGGCGGCGATGACCAGGCCAAAGCCGACGCGGATGCCAAAGCGAAGGCTGACGCGGACGCGAAGGCCAAGGCAGATGCCGACGCTAAAGCTGATGCAGACGCGAAGGCCAAAGCCGACGCGGATGCCAAAGCGAAGGCTTGATCATGGATGCCGCGCAGTTCCGCGCAGACTTCCCGGAGTTCGCCGACACCGCGAAATACCCTGATTCAACTGTGAACCTATGGCTGAACCTGGGGCTTAAAACGCTCGCGCCTGATCGTTGGTGCGACTACCTGGACGTGGGCCTTGAACTGTTCATTGCCCACAACATCACGCTGGCGGCCAACAACCAGTTGGCGGAAATGGTTGGGGGTACCGCGGGCCAAGTGAAAGGCCCGCTGACCTCCAAGTCGGTGGATAAGGTCAGTGCAGGCTACGACACGGGCGCTGTGGCGCTGGATGGTGGCGGTTTCTTCAACCTGACCACCTATGGCATCCAGTTCCTGCAACTTGCCCG